GATTTTGCCCCATTCATTAAAATATATGCGACACAAAAATTAAATGATAATACGTTTAATGAGTTTAAATTTAGAGAATTATTAAATAGTCATTTTGAAAGTTGTAATTTATTTAAGAATGATATTATAAACACATTAATGCCTGAGGTCCTTAAAAAATTACCTTCACAAGTTATTACCCCACAACCAAATAAGGCCAACTATACGGGTAATATTGGTAGAATTGAGACTTGGGAAAAAATGAAGGCATTTAACGATAAATGGATTGCAGGAAATGATTATAAAGAAAATTCACTTTTTGAAGACTTTTTATTTATAGACAGGGCATCAAGAAATATTGCCGGAGAAGTATATTGTGATGTGGTTCTTTGGAAAGATAAACTTGAGGAATCAATTTTAAAAACTCCAGATAGACCACTTTTTTTGATATTAAGAGAATTAATAGAGGCGAGTGGATTTACAGTTTTGGACTACGCCGGATATGTTAATTATTATGACGTTAACGACATTACAGTAAGACCAAACCCATCTAACCAAGGATCAACATCTATCGCTAATGATATTTTTGGAACATTCTTAAATGTTGATTTTAGAAATTCTAAAAGTAAAATGATTTGTACTTTTGCAAATGAGTCAAGTAAAAATTTAGACATACCAAATAGTGACTTTAGAAACGACGTATTCCAAATTAATAGACAATCTGAAAACCCATTATTGGAAAATCAAAGTAAAAAACAAGATTGGGGTCAGTCTAATAAATTAGTTGCTTTTAATATGGATATTGGTAGATTTAATCAAGGTATATTTACAAGTTTTGACATTAATATGAATTCAGGTCAAAAAACCGCAGAAGAAATAAGAATGTTAGAATATACCGCAAATCAGGCGGGAGGTATTAATGTTACCCCACAAAGTCAATCAATGTATAATTTCTACAAATATAGAGTTTATACTTGTGATGTATCTATGATGGGTAATGCTTTAATACAACCAAAAATGTATTTTAACCTAAGAAATGTTCCTATGTTCTCAGGACCATATCAAATACAAAGTGTTTCACACTCTATTGGGCCTGGAATTTTTACAACATCTTTTTCGGGAACAAGACAACCAGTTTATGAAATATCCGCTCAAGATTCATATCTACAAACAATATATAAGAATTTTGTTACACCACTTTTAAATAAAGTTAAAAACACAACAAGCGCAAATGTAACAACAAACATCATTGGACAACAAAATAGTAAAATGAACACTGTTAACGGACCTAATACCCCAAGTCCAAATCAATGTGGTCAATTCTTAGTTTCTCCGTTTGATGTATTTAACTACTCCGCATCAACCCAAACAGTAATTTCTGAAGCAAGTATTGTTGACACAATTAAAACAACCGTAAACAGTAAATTACCATTAGGTAACCAAAATACTGCATTAAGATATTATATATTCATAATCGGATATATCGCTAATTATGATGGAACCACATTTAAAGTGAACTCAAATAATCTTGGAAATATACCTTTAAATCAATCACATTTAGGTGATAATGATTTATATATATCAGGAGTAACAAATAGTTACTTTTGCCAAAGTAGTGGAAATGGACAAATAATACCAACCGCAATGTTTAGTTCAATAACAAACCCAATTACAGTTTTAGTTAATAAATTTTTAAGTTTGGTTAATGGAGATACTTTCCTTTCTAATTTAACTACCGCCCAATTAACCACAACCCCAACATCATTACCAATCGCCCAAGGGTTTGGTAAATTATATATTACCACATGGCCTAATCTTGTTGATGATAATGTGTATTTACAATTACAACCATCTGATCAAACATCATTAAATAATAAAATAATAAGTGCGATTAATAGGGCTAATGGATTAGGATTAGGTGCATAATTTAAAACATTTACGCCTAACGATATATTTATAATAAAATAATAACTATGAATACAAAATTAATTTTAGACAATTATTTGGGTAAAAACACTAAGATTTCTGAAAAAGATATGGGTGACGGAACCAAACAAGTTTGCGATTTAGAGACAAACGAATGTTATGTTGTAAGAATGAAAGATGGTCTTATAGAAAGAGTAGATAATACTATGAATAAATTTAAAAAAATCCAGGTAGAAACTAAAACTGGTATAAAAACATTATTAAACGGATAAAATGAGTATAGACAGAAAAATTTTAGAAGAAATTAGAAGGGTAAAATTTATCACTAATTATATTACAGAACAAGGAGCACCTGAAGATCCGTTGGCAGGTTTAGGAGGAGCACCGGAACCTGAAGATCCGTTGGCGGGTTTAGGAGGAGCACCAGCACCTGACGCAGGAGGAGCACCACCACCTGACGCAGGAGGAGCACCGGCACCTGACGCAGGAGGAGCACCGGCACCTGATGCAGGAGGAGCACCGGAACCTATTGATATCGCAACAGATCCTGACGTTGAAGAAGTTGGTAAAGAAGGTGAAGAAGAAGAAGGAGAAGAATTAGATATTACTGATTTAGTTACCGCACAAAAAAATATTGAGAATAAACAAGAAGAATATTTCCAAAACTTGTTTAAACAATTGGAGGCTATGGACTCTAAACTTAAAGAAATGGATGGGATGACAAATAGATTAACATCTATTGAAGATAAAATTGAAAAGTACAGACCTAAAACTCCACAAGAAAAATTAGAATTAAGAAGTTTAGATTCAGGACCATTCAAACAAAAACTATCTGATTTCTTTGTTGATAAACAACAAGAAATGGAACAATCAGGAAAAAATGAATATATTTTAACTACAGATGAAGTAAAACAATATTCACCAAATCAAATCGAAGACACGTTTAATCAGTACGGTCAAGATGAAGATGATATGATGTAACACTTTATAGAGGGGGAATCAATAAACCCCCTCAAATTTTTTTAAATACTTTATTGACTACCCTACTTTTTATAACTATATTTTCTACGTAAACCTTTAATAAATATATACACAATGGCGACAAACAATGTTTTAGATGCAGTTTTGGCTCAATACGAGACCTCAAAACAAGGTGGTTCTTCTTCCACCTCAAAATTTACACAAGAAGAAAGAATGAAAAAGTATTTCGCAGCAATCCTTAAGGATAACGAAAAACAAGGACAAAAAAGAATCCGTATCTTACCTACACCAGATGGTTCTTCACCATTTAAAGAAGTATGGTTCCATGAAATTTTTATCGACGGAAAATGGCAAAAGTTTTATGATCCTGCCAAGAATGACAATGAACGTTCACCATTAAGTGAAGTTTATGATGAACTAATGTCAACAGGTAAGGATTCTGATAAAGAACTTGCAAAACAATACAAACCTCGTAAGTTTTACATTGTTAAAGTTATTGACCGAGACAGAGAAGAAGATGGAGTTAAATTTTGGAGATTTAAACACAACTACAAACAAGAAGGTATTTTTGATAAAATTATTCCTATCTATAAGGCAAAAGGAGACGTTGCTGATTCCGAAAAAGGAAGAGACCTTATCCTTGAGTTGACAAAGGCAAAAACTCCAAAAGGGGCGTTCTATACCGTAATTCAAACGGTTATGTATGATGATCCTACATCTGTTCATGAAGATGAAGACACTATGAATGGGTGGATTTCTGACGAACTTACTTGGGAGGACGTTTATTCTAAAAAACCTCTTGAATACCTTGAGTCAATCGCAAGAGGAGAAACACCAAGATGGGATTCTGATGCGGGAAAATACGCTTACTCAAATAACGAAGTATCAAATGTTACAATGGGTGGAGGTAAAAAATCAATTAATGATGTAAAAGATCCACAGTCTAACGACAAAGTGGATGAAGAATTACCATTCTAATTTATTGAACTTGGACATCTACTTAGACAAGGTGTTCAAGTTCTTATTTTTTAAAATCAAAAAAAAAATATATGAACAAAATAATTGAAAAAATGTATGAGGCACTATGCTTAAAGTATAGGTCTGAAATGGCGGAAGCCGAAGCGACTATTTTAATCTATTTCAACAACCCCGTTGCTATTGGAGAACATCCACAACATTTAGAAGAAATGGATAAAGTAATAGAAAAAATGGCAAATGCTAAAGGTAAACTTGAAATGTTAGAAGTTATTTATAAATACAACATTAAAAGGGAAGAAAAGTTTGAAATAACTGAGGAAATGTTAAACGTATTAAAAGAACAAAAAGGAGAAGAAAATGGTAATTAAAAATATAATCTATTTAATTGCAACTTTATTGGTATGTTCTTGCCAAACTAAAGAAAATGATAGAAAAATGGAAATTTTAGAACTAAACAAAGAAGATTCTGATTGTAAACTTAAATTTGCGGAATCAATGTATAAAAATAGTATTAATATTTATAATTTAGGGTATCAAAATGGATTTAAAAAAGAGTTAGATGAGTTTGATAGTTTAAGAGTTAAATCTAATGATAATATAAATATACCTTGTGACTCACTTAAAAAAGTGTGGAATAAGTTATCAGATAAAATAAATAAATAACAAAAAAATGGCAATTAAAAAAACAGATTTCGGTTTATTAAAGAAGAAATTTTCCACGTCTGCAAAATATAAACCACAAAGATTTTTTGATCTTGGAGAACCATTTTTAGATGCGGTCGGATTACCAGGTCCGGCGATGGGACATATTAATATGTTCTTGGGACATTCTGATACTGGTAAGACAACTGCCTTAGTTAAAACCGCAGTAGATGCACAAAAGAAAGGTATTCTTCCTGTGTTTATTATTACAGAACAAAAATGGAGTTTTGAACACGCAAAACTTATGGGTTTTGAATGTGAAGAAGTTGTTGATGAAGAGACGGGAGAATTAGATTGGGATGGATTTTACATATTCAATAATAACTTTAGTTATATAGAACAAATCACCGATTACATTAATTCTTTATTAGACGCTCAAGAAAAGGGTGAATTAGATTATAGTTTATGTTTTATGTGGGATTCAGTTGGTTCTGTTCCTTGTAAAATGACTTTTGAAGGTAAAGGAGGTAAACAACATAATGCGTCTA